AGATGTTATATTTCCTTTAGGATTGTCTTTGCTAATGGGCTTGTACTGTCCTTTCCAACCTTTGAACGGTAAAGGTTTGTTGGCTATATTTATAATGAAAGTCTCATCTGGGTTTAATGTTCTGATTGAGGTAGACTTTCCGGTACCTGAGTCAGCAATTACTAATACGCTTTGTGCCATTTTTTACTTGATTAATTTATTAATTACTTTGGTTAATATTATTAAGGTTTGATTAATATCTTCTAGCTTATCTATTAATGCAGATGATGGTGTCTCATCAGGATCAGGTAAGTCAAAGATAGTTGTTACTATTTCAAGTTTTTCTTTTTCAATAGTAGAAGTGCTAAATTTTGATATTGCTTTTACAGCTGCATCATTGACAACCTTTAGTTCACTAGCAGGAATTAAATGTCTTACAAATCCTGAGTTAGAAGTAATAAGTTCATACTCTGATTTCCAATGAGGATTATATTTATGTAAATATAACGTTCTCTTTGGATCTTCACTGTCATAATCTATACTAACAAATTCTGTATATATATCTTGTTCATTATCTAATTCACTAGGAAAAAAACTAACGTGTAGTTCATCCTTACCAGAAGGCCTGTAAGCCATCTTGGGTATATATAATGCATTAGTTTTACCTTCTATTTTAAAGTAATCTATATGCTGTTCTTTAAGTTTTGCAACTTTTGTTTTACGTTGTGTAGGTGTTAGCCCCATAGCTTTGTTATTTATTATTTATCTTCTTTCTTGTTGACCTGGTGTAGCCATTTCTGATATTTGCATTTTCTCAAACTCAGCTTTAAAGAAACTCATCCTTGCATCACCATTTCTTGCTTTAAGAAAGTGTAATACAAGAGTTCTATCATTTTCAATCATATATCTATCAGGACCATAATATCTAATCTTCTGCTTTGCAGGTCTGTTAATACCTATAAGCATATCTGCATGTTGCAGCATAGCATCTGATCCAAATATATCTGATTCAAGAATGTAATTACCATATTTACCATCTATAGCTCTGTCTGGATTATCTATGTTTCTGTTTAACTGTGATAAAGCTATAAACAAACACGGATAGTCTCTCTTACACTGAGTAAAGAACTCACCTAACTCAAACATCATATCTAATGTGTTATTCTGATAGGGTGCTCTCTTTACTAACATAGTGTGATCTAAAGTTATCATAGTTTTTGCACCTTTATGTAATGTCATGTAAGCATCTACTTGCTCACGCATTTGATTTACAGTTAAAGGTGTACTAATTATATCTACTGGGTTTTTAACTCTTTCCTTAGCATATTGGTGACATGTATTTAAAGTTTCATTAGTTAATACTGAACCAGCACTACATAATTCTTTGTATGTCTTTCCAGTTAATGAACTAAATTCTCTAATAGCTGAAGTTCTACCTACCATCTCAAATTGAAACTCTAATACTCTAAAGTTATCATTAGGATTTAAAGCAAAAGATTCTCTTATGATTTGATCTTTAATCAATGTCTTACCTGAACCAGGTCGTCCACCAATTACAGTTAGAGTATTCCATTCTAAACCATCTGTAGCAGCATCATTAAACTTAGGCCATGGTGTATATATAGATTTTTCTTCACCATTAGATCTTGCTAGCATATATTTCAATGCTTCATTAAATGCAGAGTATTGCCCCACCCAAGCGTTTGCTGTTTTACTCATACTACGTTTTCTTTAAAATGTTCATCTTCATTACTAACACCTTCTAGAACCATATCACAATAATCAGCAAGTGTAGAGTGTTTTACCCTATGCTTATCTTGTTTGCAAATAAAGTACTGACTAGTCTGCATATACATGTAGTCTGCGTCTCTGTACTCATTAACGTACATCTTAGTAGCTTTGATAACATCAGGCCACTTATAGTCATAAGTCTCATAAAACCATCTAAATGACTCCCCAAGAGCTTTTACGTTATTTCTAGCAGGTTTACCACTTGGTATCTTCTTAGCAGGAAATATTTCTCTATAGTCATTTATTTTATCTACAAAGTTTACTCCCATCAGTTGTATATCAGTTTTCTTTTTAGCTTTGATAAAGTAATTATCAAGCCTCACAACAAACAATTTTGCTTGATCTGTAAGTGTATATCTACCATCTTCTAAGTTTAAATAACCTAGGTTTAGTAATGCATCTTTATCTGTTTGTAAAGTTTGAGGCAATGAAATGCCTTGCTTCATTCCAAATAGGATCAGACTTTGATTTGGAGATAACTTCTCTCTTAAAATTTTCTGGAATAGTTCCCACATATGTTTCTATTTCTTTTAAAATGTTATTAAATGCTTTAATCATCATAGATTCTTTAGTATCAAATGCATCTTCAACTTGTCTAATTGAATTAATTACTGTAGCATGAGTTCTATCTAATGATCTGGCTATTTTAGATTGAGTATGTCCTTCCTTAAAAGCTATATAAGACATTGATTGTACATAAACCAAATAATTCTTATATCTATTTCTACTAGTTAAGTCTTTTAAAGAACTATATTCAGGCTCATATTTCTTTAATGCAATCATTGTACAGTTAAGAAAAACATCTAAACTAATCCTATGTTTAGCAGGTTGTTCAGTATAAACATAGACGTTAAGACCAAAAGATTTAAGGAATTTCTCTTTAAAGTTTTCTATCTCAAGTTTTTGTGTAAGTTGTTGGGTATTAGCCATTTAGTATATTATTTAGAGTTACAAATGTAGTTATTCTTACCATTGTATGCAAGTTTTACCTTGCTTTATTAGTTCTTCATTCACTAGATTAAAGACATCTTTGCTATCCCATAGTCCACCTCTATATGCGGCAGAAGCAGGATGAGTTACTTTAAATATTTTTTGGTTGCCCATATATATTTGCCACTCTTCAGCTTTCTTACCCATTAGTATAAAAATAGTATTAGGTTTATGTTTATTAAGATTATCAAATAGATATTCTGTAAAAGATTTCCATATACCATAGTGTGAACCAATCTTATTAACTTCACAAGTAAATGCAGTATTAATAAGTAATACACCCTGATTAGACCAACATCTTAAATCAGTATGATCTGTGTTTATAGCATCATTTATATATTGTAAAGACTTTTCCGCTTTACCCTTTCTTGAACAGCTAAATGCTATTCCGTCAGCAACACCTAGTTGTGGATATGGATCTTGACCTACTACTACAACTTTAAGATTATCATATTTACACTCATAGAATGCATTGAATATATCTTTAAATCTAGGTGTAAACCTTTTACCTTTATCTACATTATCTACTAGAGTATTTACTATATGATCAAAGCTTAAACCATTAATATAAGGTGATAACATCTTATACCATCCGCTTTCTTTAAGGTTATCATTTAGTTTTTCTCTAAGATTTGTTATGTTTATTTCTATATTTTCCATATTTTATTAATATATTTGTTAACTAAACTATTTATTATGGCAGATCAAGATTTAAGAAAACGTACCGTTTATGTTTATGATTATACTAAAACCATAAAAAATCTTGAAGTTAATCCTTCTTTTATTGATTCATTACAAAAAATTACATCAAAGAAAATACTTGCTTCTTCAAATGAAGATCAACTAAGATTACCAGAAACTATTCAAAAATTTGAAAAGTTAATGTCTCATGATCATAGTAAAGGACAATCTGATGTCATACTTGATGAGTGGGAACAAGAGATGTATACTTTATTTGCTTTGGTTCAATATTTTAAGTATGAAGCTAATGCACAAGGCTTAGCCACTGAAAAAGAAGTTGAATATGATGGTGCTGAACTACAAGCTTTAACTAATAAAATTGTAGGTGGTGATATTTCACCTGACTTAGCTGATGAAGTAGAAAAATTAGCATCTACATTAAAGATAGTTTAATTACTATCTTAGATTCATACCATTAAAGTCTCCTATTTCTACACAAGATTGAATAGCCAGGTTTAATTCATCCTTATCACAATCACCAAAAGATTTACAGTACTCTTGCTTGTCTCTTACAAAGCATAGTCCTGATGATCTCTTAACTTGTAATTTGGCTTCCTCAAATGTATATCCTATTTCTTGTGCAATTTCTCTGATCATAGCGTGTAACCTAGCTAACTGAGGGTTACTACCTTTATCACCGCTTACTCCTATAAAGATCTCTAACTTAGAGTCATCAGGTAACTGATTCAGAAACTTTTTAAACTTAGTTCCTGTAGCTTTTATAGGGAAATATAACTCTCCATCTTTAATAGATGCTTTTATAAATAAGTTATCTTTCATATTGTTATTAAATGATATATTGCATAACAGGTTAAAGTTACAGATCCTAAGATTAAGGTCATTAAACAACCTTGGTATACTTTTTCTGTTCTTTCAGGAGATCTTCCTTGATTGCTTCTATACTGTCTAAATTTCTTCTGCTTTTTCTCCATCATTTCTAATTTTATCTTTTATAGCTTTATTTCTTTTAGCTTTCTCTTCATATATATCCCTTCTTCTAGTCTCTACCCACCCAGTGATTGGGTTAACGTTATGAGCATTAAGGTCTTTATTTTTCATCTAAGTTAATTTGGGTATGTTCCATACTTCACGGTAATCTGGATCATGAGGATCTAGTTCACTATCTGATCTTTCATTTATCCACTTACCATTTCTAAAAGCATAGGTTTTATGATTAATAATTTTTGTTTTTCTATCTTCCATGATAATTCAATATTTCTTCTTCAAAATCCTCTACATCACCTTCAGTAATAAACTCATCTGTTAGAGGTAGTATATCTACCGTAACTTGATTATTATTTTCATCTTTTAATGTAACATATATTGCCATGATTTCTATGCCAGCAGCATATCCAGGTGTTCCAGGATCTCCGTTAGGTTCAGTATGTACCATTTCTTCACCTGGTTCATGGTTATATTCTATAGTTAATACATCATTAACTTTTCCATACTTTTCCCATTCTTTAAAATATCTCATACTATATGAATCTTAAAGCTTCACCAACATAAACAAACTCTTGGGCACACTCTAAACATTTAGCGTTGCCTTCATTGCGTAATAAGGTTGGTTGACTACAGTTAGGACAAGGTGTATCACCTTCTGTTATATACTCTTCAATTGCACGTCTAGACATGCTGTGAATAAATGCATCATGACTTCCTTTGTGCTCTTGATTGTGCTGATCTATAAAAATTTCTTTCATTCTTCCCATGATTATATATTTAAGTAGTTATTGCGTTTAAGATCTAAAGTTTTTCTAACTGTGAGTCTCTTAAGATCATTTTTTAAACTTGATCTTCCCATTGATTTTCCTACATTCTTGCCTAATGTGTAGCTGAATGATATTACTCCTGCTAGAGCTAATGCTCCTAATGTGTAAGTTAATAGTTCCATTGATTATTTATTTAAAGGGTTATAGTATTTAATTTTTGATTTATCAAATGATTTGAGTGCAGATGCTACCCACTCAGTATCTTTAGTATTCTTATAACATAGTATGTGACAAACTGCTACTTCACTAGGATTTAACCTTAGTAATCTACCAATTCTTTGTGCTGTTTTCTTTTCATTACCATATGCATGCATAATTATCCCTGCTTTTAAGTTTGGGATACTTACACCTTCTGATAATTGTAAAACACATGATAACTGGTTAATCCTACCGTCAGAGAATAGTTCTAGATTCTCATCTGATTGATTATTACCTGAGTGATAACTATGCTTACAAAGCTTATCCGCTTGTTTCTGTGTATTAGCAAAGACTATGCATTTAGCATCAATCCGTTTTAATATACTTTTGACATAGTTTTCTTTAGTATTATAGTCCATAAGAGCTCTCATCCTCATAATAGCAGCAAACTGCATCTGTTTTGGATTAGTAGCGTCTCTTAGTCTACCAGTACAGTAGTTATAATCTTTAAGCTCTGAGGTATGCCATTGGCCACCTGCCTTATTCTTCTTTTTTAAAGAAGGTAGCTTAGATAGTTCTAACTCATGTATAACTATTCTATAGTCATTAAGAATATTAGAATCAGTTGCACTGTCAACATCAAATACATATTTGATAGGACAATATCTTTGAACTAGTCTACCTTTCTCTGATTGTTTATCTCTTGGTGGTGTACCTGTTAAACCTAAGATTTTACCACTAAACTTCTGTAGAAATGGCTCATGTGTTAATTTTAATGAGTGACATTCATCCAAATATACTATATCAAACTCTGTAGGTTTATGTTTATTGATAGATAAGTAAGTTGTAAACGTTATATGTGTAAGTAAACTTTCTAAGTTCATCTTATCAAGCTCATCTTTCCAAGATTGAGCTACAGAGTGTTTAGGAATTACAACTAAAGCTTGAACAAAAGGATTATAGTTCTTTTGTAGATGTTGAATAGCTATCCTTGTTTTACCAACACCCATAGATACAGCTAAGCCACATCTTTTATGTTTTGATGCTATTAATAATGCATCTGCTTGTACTACTTCTCTATTACTTATATCAGCCACTCCAGTATCTTTTGCCATATTGTTATTGTTATTGCTAAAATTGCAGTCCATGCAACTATATTAATTAATCTATTAATTAGTCTATGTTTGTTTTTATCCATGATTAAATTCTTAAAGTTGATAAGCCAAGTTCAATAGCTTCTTTTGGGTGCTCTTCAATATACATATGACAAGATCTACAAGATGAAAGCCAAGTGCTAACCACTAGATGATATTCACCACGTCCTTTCTTGTGGTGTACATCAGTTGAAGAGCCAGTACAACAATGCAAAGCTGCTTGGCACATAGGGTTCTGTTCAAGAAACTTTATTCTAAGTTTACTGTAAGCAGAGTCTATGACTTGCATTTTCTTTGACTTTTGTTTTATTGGTGTCCTCTTTAGTGGCTTGGCATCTATGCTTTTAGATTTATACCAGCAATATTTGCAATACTTATTGCCTTTATCATTTTTCCAGATAAACTGCTCAGTATTACAATTACTACATAACTTTTTCTTAGTCAACATTTGGTTTTATTGTAAAGAAGTTTCTAGGTAATAAGCCTAAAGACATAAATTTTAATATTACGTCTTCATACTTGATACCTAAATCCTTGAAGGTGAACTTATTTTTATAATCATCTAGTGTTTCTTCAGCAGGAATGCTAGCAATATATAGAGCTAATGGAGAGTGCTGAAACGTTCTCCTAAGATAAGCATTAATTCTCTTATTACAAATTGTTTGCTTCCATGCGTTGATCTCTTTTTGACCACGTTTCCATACTCTTGAGATTCTTCTCTTCTTATCCCAGTGTAGTTTCTTAGCTTCTTCAGGAGTATATACATTTATACCATGTAACACTCTCTTAAATAAGAAATGCTGATAAGGGTTTAATTTAGTATACTCAAAGTTATTAATAATTGAGTCTGGGTGGAGTTGATATTCATCTAGTAATCCTAGATACTCATAACGTTCTTTACGTTGACTTAATGATACTTCTGCACCATTAGTTTTAATCTGTTGAAGTTGGATATCTGTTAGCATATATATTTTATTAAAGGTTTAGTAATTATTTAAGCAAAAAAAAGAGCTACTGTTAAGTAACTCTTAGAATTGTATAGTATGTATTTATAATTTATGTATCGTCTGAATGGAAGTAGGGATCCTCTAGTTTTTCAAAAGCATTTATCTCATGTAGTGCAGGCTCATATTCTTCAATAGATTCTATTGCTTCTACCTCAGCTTTGGTCTCTTTAGAGAACTTACCATAAAATGGATCACTAACTTCTTTAGTGTAAGAGGTACTCAATCCATTTAGATCATTATATTCTTGATCTGATAGAGAGAGATACTGTTCAAGAGAACATTCTATTATGCGTCCATTAGGTAATTGTATTATCATTATCTTTAATTGTTATTGTAAAGATATATGATTTAACTAGTGCTGAGACACTATAACTAATATAATCTGTTGAATTGGTGAAAATAAACAGCATATATATAGCTAACGCTTCATATTATTGTCAGTTTTCTTCCTATTCTAAATATGTATTTATGATCTTTTAGCTCTTTTAACCATCTCTTTATGCTAGATTGGCTTGAGTCAAGATCATCTGCCAACGTACTAATTGATGGCCAACATAATCTATTCTTATTTGCATAACAACATAAGACAGAATATAAAGCCTTGGCTGATACTGATAAATTAGGATCAGTCATGACATGATGTTTAACTATTCCAAATCTACTTGAAGCCGTTGCCCTCTTGTACATGATCTTTGATTAAACGCAGCATAGCCATATTATAATCTAATTCAGATGCTAGTGCTGAGTCATTAAACTTATATTTATTGACCATATATGGACCAAGATGTTGAAATTCAGTCTGAGACTTAAACAATTCCTGTTCAGTCCGTAGGAGTTCTATTGATATCTTTGGCATTTGCTTTGTTTTTAGATTTAAAATATTTGATATGTCCCTTGTGATGTCTAGTTAAAGCCATTGGGTTTACGTTATGTTCATAGAATTTAAGATCCTTATCTGCATCATGATACATCAAGTTAATCTTTATTTGTGAATAAAACGGATTAAATTCAACATCACGCCATGAGCTGTCTGCTAGTACTTCTGCAAAGATGTCACCATCTGCATGCATAAGACCCATATCTCTCATAACATCTATTTCATATTCGGTACCAGCATGATAACTGATTGGGTTTAGCTTTACATAGTCACCTATCTTTAGCGGTTCATACTTATGATCTAATACCATAAGATGCACTATATTCTCCATAGAGTGCTCAGGTAATTCTTTAATAAGAATATCTAGTATGTGATCACCGTTGCCTTCTTTAAGAAAAGAGTTATTATTAAAGCCTTTCTTAAATAGCTGATGTATAATTGTTTTTTGTACTGTATAAGTCTTTGACATATTTTGGTTTTAAAGCACAAGGCCTATATACTAACTATAATATATAGTATATAGGCTCTGGTACTGTTAGTGGCTCACTGGTGAGCCTTTTAATTCTTAAATCTTCTTAATTGGCTGTTTTCAAACACAAATTCAGGTGTATCAACATAACTCATTTCATCTAATGAATACCATACTCCTCCTGTTGCTTGATTAACTAAGATTTGATTCTCTTGAGCAGGCATATAACTTTGAGCAAGCATATAAACTGTATGCCCTTTCTTATTTTTAGCCATATCAACTACAGAAATTATGTGTCCAGGGAATCCTCCTTGAACAAATAAATCACCTGGTTTCATATCCATTATGTTAACTGCTTTTGTATCAAACTTTCCAACAGAATAAGTACCTGCATACATCCAGACTTGGTCTAACCATTTTCTAAATGTAGTACAACTATCTCTACGAGGTTTACCTTTGAATGTTCTTACATCAGTACCACTTGCAAGAAGTTTGATTTTATCACCGTTGAGGTAACCAATATAAGTAGATTGATAACCATTAGTAAATCTATACTTTAACTTTTCTAACTGTCCTGTTGAATAATGATAGCTTGCTCTTAAATATATTGCAGCATCAGCACACTGGTGAAGATCTCTCTTACCAATGTCATAATTAAATACTGCTGCATATACATTGTTATTAGGCTTTATACGACCATCATAATATTTTACTATTATATCTTCCTTTAGTGGATGATTAATTAACCAAGTAGAATAATCATCTTGGTTGTGTCTTTCATACCCATCAGGTGTAGCAAAGGCTGTTTTAATTGTTGGTTGTAAGTCTCTACTTTTTGATTGGGCACTTGCTACAAGTACAAATAACATCATTGCTAATGTTACTAGTTGTAGTCTTAATACGTTTTTACTATATTTTATATCTCTCATGATTTCTATTTTTTAGTATTGTTTTTCTTCCAAGTTGTTATATCTATTACAGTAAACGGTAACAGAATAATTATTTTATGTGTGTAGTATGCACGATCAAAGCCTAAGCCAAGGCCAACAACAGGTGCAAATTCTGCTGTTACACCGGGAAACATTTTAGTATTACTCATAAATGAATAATAAAACACTGCGTTGGCTATAATAAGTATACCTATTATGATCATTGCTAATACAGGTAGTACTAAGTTTCCACTTACAATCCAATGATAGCATATTATACTATAAACAACTGGTAGTATGATTACGAATAAGATTTTGATTAAGGATTTAATTAATTTTTTCATGATATTTATCTTTTAAAGGTTAGTTATTTATACCAACCATATGTTGGTAATTTCTTACAGGTACGAGTAGAGGAGCATCCAGTTAAGAATACTCCTAGTACTAATACTATTATTATTTTCTTTAGTAACATTTGACATACTTTTGTTTCTTAGCGTTCCAGCACTTAGCCGGTTTTCCTTTACTCTTACAGTATCCTCTTGACGAGGTACATGATGTCATCATTGGTCCTCCTATAAAGAGGAAGCAAAGTAATATGATATATTTTCTCATATATGCGGTTTTATTAGTTATACGAATTAGCATATTGTAAGAAGTCTACTACCTCTTGATCATGTACTTCAATGAAGTTATGCTCATAGGCAATAGCTCTTAGATGCTCATTAGTTAAAAGTTCTTCTTCTAGTTTTGTCATAGAAGGACTACCTAAGTCATTACGATTTACTTTACGATGACCTTTGTGGCTAAAGAAGTTAACGACTTGATGATTCTCAGGTGTATGTAATACTACTCCTGTTGTACTCTTGTATGTAACAAAAGCTTCTGGGTTATTGATTATTATTTGCATGATTTAGTAATGATTTAGTAATTGGTTTATATTAACTGATTCTTTATTGCGGGTAATATGCTTGTATTCCTATAGAGGAAGAGACTAAGACTACATAACATTAGTATAAGCTAGTAACACTTGTATTGTTGCTTGCGTTAGCTATATTTATACTTATATGCACTGTAGTAGTTATGATTGTATTAAAGGTGGTAAATAGGCCTTATATGATGTCCTCTTCAGTGTGACACATGAATAAAAACTTTTTTAACCATTATTTAAAGGGTTAATGTGGTTAAGTTGTAACTATGCACACTATTTACCTAGTTAACCAAGGAACAGAGAGCGCAATGCTCTCCGTCTTGATTTTTCCACTACTATAGGTCAAATGTTTCTTCAGCCTCAACAAGTTCTTCTACTTGCTCAGTCTCACCAATGCCAAATGCTTCAGCAGTTGTTACTTTAGTATTGACCTTAGCCTCTGAGTTACCATTGGCAACGCTGATTGCGTTACCATTGTCATGAGCTACAAGTACATCTTCTGCTGATACATTACCAACAAAGAATGTTTTCCTATAAATAGGTTGGCCATTTACACTACACACTATTCCAGTTTCCCCTGCAACTTTTAAGTCACGGTCAGGGTCATTACTACTGAAAGGTGTTAATGATTCTTTGATAATGATACGTCCTGGTATCTTATCAGTAGACTTAAAGTTAAGACCTACCAAATCATCTACCTTACCAAGAAGGATAGTAGACAAGTTAGATGTCTTTACAAAGTTATTCACTCCATTACCCAATACTGTACGAGATTGAGTTAATCTAATGAATCCATAATCAGAGTTATTCCCTGATACTCTGACAACATTTCCCATGTCATCAGCACTAATACTTACGTTTGAGTTATTCATAATAAAAAAGGTTTTAGTTGAGCCGTTATATAGCTCAGTTTGTGAGATACAGTATGATAAGATACTGTAAGTTAGATTTCATGCACCTTACCGTGCAGTTTGTAGCTGGGCAGCAGACATGTAGTATTACATGCACTTGCTAGCTGATTGAGAAGACACCTTGTTGTTTTAGGATTGTTTATTTTTACACCCAACGCAGCAAAGTTTTCTTAGCAGACACGATAGGGGGTACCCACCGGCCAAAAAATTGCTGGGGAGCAGAACCATAGTACGTCTTGTTTATGCCACACACACAATATTTTGGTGGGGACAAAAATTTTAGTTGCCAAAAAATTTTCAAGGTTTTAGGAAAATGAGTATATTGTTCTTATAGAAGAGTTACTAACTTAAATGGTATAATATGGCAAATGATGAATTTCAAGATGATTTAACAGAGATGGAGCAACTTCAGTATGATAATATATTGCTTGAGAAGGCATATAATAATTCATGGTTAGTTCTTTCCGGTCAAGTTACTTTTGATGAGTTACTAGTTAATGAGTTTAAAACTGGTAGAGAGGCAATATTATCTTTTGATCCAGAGAGTGGTCCATTAGATCATGAGTTACAGAATATGATAGACTATTATGTAGAGACTGAAGAGTATGAGAAGTGTGCTAAGTTAAATAAGATTTTAGAAAAAACGTATCCGCAAATAAAAGAATAATGGCAGTAAAGAAAAAGAAAATGTCTTGTTGGAAAGGATATAAGGCAGTAGGTAAAAAGAAATCTCCTAGTGGTAAAAAAACTAAAAGCGGTAGACCTAAGATGGTAAACAAGTGCGTTAAAAAATAATAATTTAAAATAAAAAAAATGAGTACAATTTTACAAGACATGATGGGCATGTTAAAAAGGAATGGCACTGTTACTCCAAAAGGGGATAATTATATAACTGTAGCTAGATATCCTAACCCACAAGAAAGATTAAAGCCTAGACCTACCTTACAAACGGAACTAGTAACACTAACAGGATTAAAAACTTTTTTTAATGCAGGATTAGCTAATGAGTATGTTAACGCAGTATCATATGATGGAGCCACTGATTTACTAACTCTAACTAGAGTAGGAGGTACTGCTATTACAGCAGACATGGACCGTAAGGATACCAAAGAATTTGTAAACTCTACTGCTTTAAGTGTTGCAACTGGTGCTACTACAGTAATAAATACTAACTCACCAGGTCAATTATTTCTTGTTGCTAGAACAGGAGCAGATGGAGCAGGAACACTTCAGTTACCTCCGGCAGCTGGAACAGAGAACTGGCAATACAGAAAAATAACTATTGTTACTGATGGTACAACTACAGCAGCAAAACCACTTACACTTGATGCACAAGGATCAGAAACAATTAATGGTGGAGCTAATTTTGTATTAGAGAAAGTATATGCATCAGTGACAATTTGGTCTGATGGTACTA